CGTTTATATTCTTTCCATAATAAATCAAAAGGAATCTGTATATCCCACGCACATTTTGTGGTGCCATACGGCGGATCGGTAATAATCGCGTCGATGCTGCCGTCAGGGATTTGTGATAAAAGCTGCGTGCAGTCGCCGTGTAGCAGTTCTATCGTATTTGATAATTTCACTTTTTACGCCTCCATTACAAGAGATAAATCTTGTTTATCCTGCGTGAATTTTTGAATACTTGCAGGGTCTACCGTATGTTTTGCCGGTGCGCCGACAGTTGATAAGCCGATAAGGTTTTGAATCAGAGTATCAAGGACGGTATAAAGGCTCTTTGAACCGTTTTTAATGGCTATTTTATCGCCGTTTACGATGACTTGCGCCTTACCGGTATCGATGGTTATTTTCTTTTCTTCGCTATCGGCAATAATTTTTAAGCCGTCCCCGTCGGTGATGACAAATTGCCCCGCCTTAAAATCATCCGCTTCGTATTCATCTGCCCAAACCCCTGCAATAAAGGGAAAAGCAACATTCCATCCGATAAACGAGACGATAACAATTTGTCCTGCGGGGGGAATGGCATACACGCCCCGCTTTTTCTTTCCCGCCCAGATAGGAGAAATCGGCACTTCTGCAATAATTTGATCAGTCTCCTCAAGCGTTCCTGCTGTTAGCACCTGCACATCGCAGGCATATTTATTCGCTCCTGCCCCTTCGTATGCTTTTATCACTTTTGCAAGCACGGGAGCGGCTCTATTCGGCAACAGTGCATTTAAAAGCGATGCAAGAAATTCCTGTCCGCTTTTCATGTGCAGCTCCCACCAACATGCAGTATAAGGCGCGACACACCCTCCTGTACTGTTAAGTCTGTTCTGATAACTTCTTTTGAAACACCGTCAACCGTTACCTTCATGCTATGCCGAATCGGTGAGGGAAGCGTTTCAATCCAATCGGCGCTATGTGAAAAAATCGTTTCTTTTGTATTGAAGCAGAATGTTTTCCCTGTGTTTTTTCCGGTGTCTTTTGGCGTCCCAAAATGAAAGCAATCCTTTTCATCAAAGAAATAGGTAATATCTTTTGCCCCGTGTTCTTCTAATGCATCAAGCAGTATATCCAGCACAAGGTGTGCCGATAGTTCTTTTGTCGAAAAGCGGGCAAGTTCCACATCAGGAACCGTGACCGATTTTTCACTCACCCCTGCCGCATCAAGAACATCACTGACAATACTTGATGCTTTTTCTTTCCGATAAGAAGCAGTAAACGAGGTGTGGCACAGTTTCCAGTAACCGTCCGTCAAAAAAAGTTTTCGATAATTGTCTATTTCCGTTGCTTTATACACGGTTCCGGTAAAATATAAATCTTTGCTCTCTTTATCTGCAATGTATACTTTTATCGTGTCGCCTTTCTTTCCGTCTTTTGAACCGGCCGGAAAATGAAGCGTTGCAAATACCGAAGAGAATCCTTTTTGTGTTACAAGATTAAACCGGCACGCCCGTGTATCGGTGAGTTGTCCGTTCAGTTCAACTTCAAGGGTCTGCCGATGTATTATTTTATTGCTTGGCATATTGCGCCTCCAACTTTCCTAAACCCGCCCGTGTCTTATCCGACACCGGCGGATTAACTGCTTTTACCGCTGCTCCACTACTGCTGCCAGAACTTCCTTTTTGCCCTTGAAAGCCTAATTGCCGGTCTTGACTTTTGCGGCTGACGCTGTCAAACTCATCAAAGCCGAGCGTACAGTGAATAATACGTTTTCCCCGTTCTTCTATAGATTTTAAATCGTTAAAAATAAAATCTTTTAAGCCCCATGCTTGAATATGCGGATGCTGCAAGGTATACACGCACGGCACCCCGTTCTTTTGCGCCTTGAACCGCTGCCTGATTTCTTTTAAGCAATCAAAGCGCGTAACATCGGGAGTAACGGTATCGGCGGTATACTTTGGAATATCAATTAAGATGAGCTTGATGGTAAGATCACAGTCAGCCCAGCCCGATATGATTTTCGTACTGCCTGATACGCCTTTCGTCGTAATGCTATCGACTAAAAGCGCATCGCTTACTTCGATGCTATCCAGAATGGCAGGAAGCCACACCGCCTGTCCGTCTCCTACGATGCCCGCTTTGATAAAATTTTCCGCAGAGACTTTTTCGATGTACCGGTTAAACTCCGCAGCGCGAGCGAGAATGGAAGGGTGGCTGTCACTGGGAAACGAAAAATCGGGAAGCCTCATACCGCTACTCCCTGACCGACGGCAAATTCAAGCTGCCTGATAAAGTCAAAAAGCGTTTTGCAATCATCCGCTTGTAAATAGACATTTTCTATTTTGAACGTCTGATTGGTTGGCGTAGCTTCTTTTTTCTCCTCTCTAAACAGCGGAATCGTTGCCGCGTTTTTTTGCACCATCGCTTCGCTAAACTGTACGTGCATATCCTCATGTGCATTTTCACTTAATGCACTATATCCGCCCGCTCCGGCTCCCATAAAGGCATCTGAAGCATTCGATGTAAGAGAGGAAACCGCCACGCCTTTCCGGGCAGCGGCCGCCATGTGCTCCGCAGCAAGAGCTGCTCCGCCGTCATCATTTACGCCGAGCGCTTTTGTTTCTCCCATCGGTTTACTGCCGATTTGCTTTTGTAAGCCTTGAATACTTGTGCTTAATTCCCCAGTGTCAATGCCGGTAAATTCCGTACTCGTTTCACTTTTAACCGTAACAGCTGCTTCAGCACCCATTTCTTCGGCGCTCTTTCCTTTCAGGCTGTTTTTAAACTCATTGAGCTTATCAATTGCCGGTTGCAAATAAGAATCTACCATTGGTATTTTTGCAAGCAACTCAAGGAACCATTGTATTGGAGTAATTAATGATGCAAGCATCAGTTTTCCAATTTGCAATAGGGCTGCGAGGATTCCGCCGTTTTGAAAGGCTGCCGTAACTGAACCCCAGCCGCTGGCTACTTCCGAAATGATTTTGACAATCAAAGCTCCAGCTGCAACAACGGCAAGTACCGGCCATAGGACTGCCCACATTGCCCCTGCCGTTGCCCAAAGAGCAGCAGCAAAGCCTGATTCCGCTGCAGTTGCGGTAAAGGTTGCCGTTATTTTTGCCCATAGTGGAGCAATTAAACTCATAAGCGAGGAGCCGATACCCGTTACGGCATTTTTCAATGTTCCGAGTGTTGAACTAAAGAGCTTGGTAATGCCTCCGGCGTTGCTGATCGTTGAGGTAAGGGTTACCAGCTGTGTCGCCGTATTAAGCACACCGCTTCCTAAGCGTAAAACGCCGCCTGCTGCGATACTGGCGAACGCGGCAATGCGTTGAAAAACCCCGCCGACCGGAGATGATAAAAGCGGAGAAACAACGTTATTCAAAAACCCTGCTTGCATATCGACAAAAAAGCCTTTGATGGCGTTTATGTCATCGCCCATTTTGATTTTTAATGAGTCGCTTGCCGCTTGAAGCCGTGCAACTTTGCTCTCATACGCTTCTACTTGTATCGCCCGCGATGCGTCGGTAATGCCTTTCATGCTGGAACCGAATTCCTTTGCAAAATCAGAATAGGCGTCTCCTGTCAATGCGATAACTGCTTGCATCGCTTCAGCTCGTCCCATCGCAGCGACCATTGCATCCTGATTACCGGCAAATGCCGATTGCACAATACGAGCCGATTCGGCAAGTCCGTATTCTTCAAGCATTGCAGAACCGGAAGAAATACCGACCGATGCAAGAGCGGCAGAAAGCTCCTTGCTCGGTTTTTGTAGGGCAATCATAAACGATTGTAATTTCGTTCCGGCCGTAGAAGCCGTGTCGGTTGTTGCAGTCATATATGCCATCGTGGAGCCGATTTCGTCAAAGCCGATGCCGACCGACGATGCGAGCCCTGAGATGGGAGACATGGCGGAAATAAATTCTTCCATACTGCCGACGCCCATACCGACCGCCTGTGTCATTACGTCAGATGCCCATGCCGCTTTTTGCGAAATGTCCGCTTTCCGTTCCTCCTCAGTCGCCGCTTTGCTCACGGAAAAACCGTAGGAGTTCATAATCTTTACCAAGCCGTTTGTTGCCGTTCCTAAGTCAGCTTGACCGGCTTCTGCAAGCGATATTGCATTCATCATAACAGGCATTTGCGCTTCAACATTGGTGATGCCCCCTGCAACATCGTTATATGCCGAAGCCACCGCAAGCGGCCCCGCTGCTGCGCTGCCTCCTATCCGGTTTAATTCGTCTCCGAGTGTTTTTATTTCCGATGAGGACATCCCCGTTATCGCTTGGATGTTTTTCATTGACGTTTCAAAGCTGCCTGCAAGGGCTGACGGCTCATCAATCATCGAAGTAATTTTACCGGCCAATTCATCGAACCGGCCTGACATCAGCGATAAATCGCCTGCAAGGTCAAACATATCTTTATTGCGGTTGATTTCTCCGATGGCATCTTTCATGCCCGCCATGCTGTTTTTGGCACTGGCAAAACCGCTTGAGAATGCGTCTTTAAATTGGAGTGTTATCGATGTTACAAAATTCGCCATTACTTTCCGCCAAGAGCTTTTACAATCGCTTCCTGATAGACACCTACTTCAAAGTCCCGCATGGTGCGAGCCTCTTCGTATTTTTCCATCAAAAGCCGGTAATCCGCTTGAGAGACATCTTCACCGAGAAACCGCCTAATAAAAAGCCGGATTCTCGTAAGCGTATCTACAGCTTGCGGCTTTTGACTGCCACGTTCGCCCCAAAAAAAGGGCTTACGACATCATCCACAAACCGGCTGTAGGCTGCAGGATAGTCTCGCAAGCGTGCGATAACCGGAGCCGGTTCAGGGGCAACAATGAGCGACTGAATAAGATTTAAATTCGCCGTTATCGCATTGCGCTGAGCGGCTTTTGAATACGATTCCATATCCGCCAAAACGGGCTTACGGTAAATAAATTCAACCTTTTCAACCGTATCTTCATTGGTGGTAAAACTAATCTCACCTTCAAAAATCCCTTGCGGATATTTTGTTTTTAATTCTTCGATTTTTGCTTTTTCCAATGTCATAAAAAACTCCTTGTAAATGGAATAGTGTTGAGCGCTTTCTAAAAACGGTTTTTATTGTTTTCAGAAGCCCCCGTATTATAGAAACGGAACGAAGGCGGTGATGCCATCGCTATTCATGGGCATCGTTTGCGGCCCTTCAATTGTGACGTTAAGGCTTGTGTCCCCTTTCGAGCCTTTGAAGTCTCGCTTGGTAAAGTGTACCAAAAGCGTATCTGTCACAGGCGGCTGTCCCAGATTGCCGTAACTTGCAACAACCGGAATAGGCGGCATGTTGTAAAATCCGCCGGAGGCTGCAGAAAAAACATTGAGCTTATCATACTCAAACCGCTGCAGTTCCAGCTTACACGTGCCTTTCCATTCGCCACGTCCGACACCGAGCGGTAGATTGTTTGTGCCGCAGATGACCTCATCATTCTTTTCATCTGAGTACTCAACGCTTTCACAGCCTAATGTTAATCCGGTCGGCAGCATCAGTTTGATTGATTCAAAATCATAAATTAATCCGTTTACCATTTTTTCTCCTATAAAAAGTCAATGAGGAAATATCAATTTCCGATTTGACTTTTTAGTCTGTGCTTTTGCAATGAAATGAAAAAGCACAGACCAATAAATACGATGTTTGCCTCAAAAGGCAAACTCGAAGATAAGCAGTGAGGCAATACTTATGCCGAACTGCTTATCGAACCTCCTCTTACTGTGCTAAAGCCGGATTATGATAGGCGATTTCGTTTTCGATATAGGATAATTTACCGAGCGGAACGATACGGATTTTTGTTCGTAAGGTCTTTGTCGATAAAATATTTTGCCCCTTAGGAATAATGATATACCCATCGGAAATTTGCTCGTTCGTTTTCATCGTCCGTAACGGCGCTTCTCCTTGTGCAACGAACATCTCCAAACCTTCGGGAGAACCGTCAGCACCGACTTTGACAGTGTCGTTCAAAAACGGCAGTTGCGCTACTCTGATCTCACGGCATGCTTTATCCATGACGCGCCGGCGTTCCACCAAATCATAATCGCTTCCTTGTTCGCTCATCATTTGCCCTGAGGTGATATAAATGCCTTTCAGCCCGATGATTTGTCTCACCGTTACATAGCCTGCGTTTTTAAGCGCTTCAATGTGCCCATCATTTATTCCGTCAGGTTTAATCGCTGTTGCAGCTGTTATGCTGCCGAATTTGACGGCATCCGGCCCCTCGTGGACTTTGCGTCCTGCAAGCATTCCGCAGTACACTCCGATAGCTCCGCGTGTATCGACTTGCCCGTTTGAGTCCGCCTCTTCAATCCAGCCTGCAACAACTTGCAAGCGAGTTGAGGATGTTGCACCACGCTCCGCTCCGGTAAGCGCGTTGACATATTCGTCTACTGTCTCACCTTCTTTTTTATAGCGGGCTTGCGCAATAAAAAAGAGATACTGATATACGCTTTCAGCGCCCTTTGCCTGAGTAGCAAGGGCAGCCCAAAGTGCTGCATTGGAGACACCTGCAACGGCAATCCATTCGATGGCTTTTTTTGCATCAAGAATGGTATTGATTGCAGCAAGTATTTCGCCGTTCGTCGCTTGCGGAGCAGTCGTCGTAAACGTAAATCCATCCCCTGTTTCAAAGCCTTTATCCGCATGACTAAATTGCAGCGTAAGACCGGTACCCGGTATTTCGTATTTGCCTTCCCCGTCAGGAATGGTGATAGTCTTTCCGGTAAGACCGTCGATTGTTACACGGAATGTTCCTTCATTGAGCTTTCCGCTTGAGACAATAGCAACGCAGATGCTGTATTCATTGCGCGGCTTTCCCGTTACGGTAATCTTTCCGTCCCCTTGATTACCGCTTACTGCGGTAACGCTTGAAACAGTACCTGCAGTACTTCCTTCAACAGCGATTGCGTACACCGTTGTTTTTGCAATCGATAAGGCACTGACGATAAGATCGCGTAAGGGACCATCTCCTATTTTTCCGTCTACATCTTCTTTATCCGTAAAGGTAATGATGCCGTTTGAAGGAAGTGCTGCAACACCGACCGCTGCAAAAATACCGGTAGCATCCGCTCCGGCAACTCCCATCGCGCCGTCTTTAATGGTCGTGTTAATATTCGGTAAAGCCATTTTTTTATCCTCCTATTGGAGCATTTAAAAAGGCGTTTACAGCCTTTTCAAACTCAGTTTTTTCAACCTTTTTTCCTGCTGCCCAGTTTTGCGCCTGCATCACCGCTTGAAAAACCGGAGCGGAAATCTGCAAATTTGCAGCATGTTCTTCAACGGCAAGAAATGTTGCCGATTCTTTTTTTATGTTCTTATCCATATCTTCTCCTCGTCTACCATTTAGGGATTTTGCATATCGGGGATTTCGGAAACTTGCACGAATGTCGGCACGATTTCCGCGTCCCCTGCAACCTCAACTTGGAACTCTACTTCCAAAATTGAGCAATACAGGTTTGACACGTTATCAGCAAAATCCGAATGCTCTTCACTGTTAATGAGGATACGCCCTACAAAATTGTCATAACTCCACCTGCGCGGAATGCGCGGTACGATTTTACTGAATACCTCATCAACCTCATTTTCTCCCTTTGCCCACACTCCGATTAAAATCGGGATAATCCGTGTTCCCCGAATCCTCCGCTGTTTCAGTTCCCCCGTTACATCATCCCGATAACGGGCAAGACGTGCCGTGCGGTCATCAAGTCTGCCTGCTTGAGTAATGAGCGAAACAAGCGGCCATTTGCGCGTCATTACCTGCTTTGACTCATCTCCCCGATTCCTTACCACGGTTGCATCAGGAATCTCGGTGGTGATGCACATGTCAAGTAAATCTTTTGCTGCCTTTATCATCCCGTCCATCGTTTATTCCGCTCCTATTGCAATACCGAGTAGCTTTTTAATGGCAGGGTCGGAGAAAAAACTTTCTTGAAAATCTTTCGGAACTCCAAGAAACGGACGGGGTGGAATTTTCGAGCCGGGATGCTGTATGACTGCATTACCCCGCTTTATCGTATGTGCTTTTGTTTTTCCGCCCGTTTGATGTATACCGGCATACACAAGGTTTGAGCCGATAATGACAGAGCCGTCATCAAAAGCATGAAACGTAATTGATTTTTTTAACGTTCCTCTATCATTGAGGATAGGCGTTTTAGAGCCGGGTTTTGCAGCAAGCGGCCCGCGTTTTGCTCTCAAAGCTTCCCACTTATCTTTGGTTACCGGGTCTTCTTGTTTTTTAAACGCTTCTGCCGTTACCGCTTCAAGCGCAAGCCCTGCAGCGTGCGCTATCTGTTTCAGGTCGCAGTGTGAAGCACGGTGTAATGCATCGATGATGTTCCGGTATTCCGCATCATCATCAAACCGGACTTCTATTGCCGCCTTGCTCATGTTAATATCCTTTCCAGTCCATACGAGTCATCGATACCGCTTGTATGTTTCCTGAAGGGGGCTTACTGCTGTTTTCATTGTAGCCGGGTATTTTGTATTTTCCTTGTGCAACCTTATCCAAATACCGTCTGGCTATATCCGCCTGTTCAACAACCGCTTTTCCGCCGGGATCGTTTTCAAGCATACCGGTACTGATAATTAAAGAGGCGCAGGCGATATCAACGCAGTATTTTTTTATCGTCGCTGGGGTACCGGCAAGCGGTACAGTGTAACCGCCGGATAAAAGGTATCCGTCAATTTCCGCACTTGCATCGGCTATTGCCTTTTCTGCACGTTCTGCATCGACTGCGCTCCACGCAGCAATACGCTCATTGCCGTAGGTAGTCTGCATATCTTCGATGGTACAATACGCCATACATCCCTCCTTTCTGCTACACGGCTCAGCAAAGCCTACAGTTAAGCCGATGTATAAAAGGCTTAACATCAAAACAAAAAATCTTTTCATAACAAAACCTCCTGTTATTTTGAAAATTCTTTAAAGGACGTCTTTGATGGTATAAATCAAATTTTTGCACACAATTAATTCCGCCACAGCATGAGCGACCTGCACATATTCTCCGCCGAGAATACCGCCATCTTTTTCCTCCCACGTACGCACGACATAGCCTGCGTTATCGGCTTCGCGGTATTTTACTGCGACGGTTTTTCCCGCGCACGGCTGATCCCATTGAGAGTCGGTGTAACAAAGAACGACTGAATCACCCCAGATACTTTCAGAGGTAACCTTTTTATCTTCGCTTCGCTTGCCGAAATCCGCTCGGCCTTTTGCGATGATGACCTTGTTAATTCTGAATAGCTTCGCAAGGTTTGCTTCGTCAACTTTTTTTATCAAGTTAGCTTCACCGAGATACTTCAAAAGTACAGGATGGTATTCAAGAGCGTCATAAACCGCTTCGCTCAGTACCATCGTGTTCGGACGGAAAAAGCATTCTTTGATTGCTGCATTGATCGCTTCAACGGGATTACCGCCTTTTGTATCCGAGGCACTTGACCATTTATTCGTTGCCGTTTTCCCTGCTCCTGAAAGGCTGGTAGTGCGTCCCGATAAATTGGTAACTAAATCGGCAATGCGCTTTTCTTGCGCAAGCTCAAGCTTTGTTATCAAAAGTTCGGTTTTACGCCGCTCCCACAATTTGAACGGCCCGTCTTGAACCTCTAAGTCCGCTTTGTCGATAAACGCTTTAAGGCCGTACGGGGTGGTTGCATAGTTTTTCATAGTACCGCTTGTTGCAAATTCATTTGCTTGAGAGCGTTCCCCTGCAAGCGTTACATCGGGGACTTTGTAGACATTCTCTTCATTGAATACGGCGTACTTACCTGACGGTTTTCCGACTTCAACGCGCGGAAACAACAGCGGGCCGACCATTCCTTCCCGCACCTTAGCTGAATAATCCACTGCTAAATTGGAAAGCAGGGGACTGACATATCCTTGTTCTCTGGGCATTAAAAAACCTCCTTAAAATACGTTTTTCCGACTATGCGACGGTTATAACACCGCGTTCAATGTACATATCGATATATTCCCCAGCAGCTCCGGACTCAAGGAATATCCCGCACGTTTTGTAGGTACCCGCGGTTGCAGGAACATCTTCAAACGCACCGAGTTTTGTTTTTGAAAGCACTGCTTTTTTCCCTGCACTTGCAGTTCCGCCTGCAATGACTTTGACCACTCCGCCAAGCACGATACCAATGCGATCTTGCGCTGCTGCTGCTTCATTGGCTTCAAACGGATAGACACCGAGTACATCTGCCTTTTCGTCAGCTGGAGCGGCTACCGCGTTATCTACCGTTCCCTGTATTACTGCGCTACCGGGAGCGATTTCGCTTTGTGCGATATATGGACGTCTGTTTATCATTTTTTATTCCTCCCCATTAAAAATTTCAGGGTTTGCCGAATACAACGCTTCGGCCGCTTCGGTAAAGGACGCAAAGCCTTTCTCTTTTTGAAAGGCTCTTACCTTTGCCGTCACATCGGCGCTACAGGCAAAATCAGTGCTGCTTTTTTCTTTTGTCGCCGTATGCTCACCGGACAAATCAACAATCGGCTCACTGTTCGAAAAGAGTGCTCTGAACTCTTTTCTATCCGCTTCCGTCATTTTAGCATCGAGGGCGACCGCTTTTTCAAAATACGCCGGTGTAATCTTTCCCTCATCCCGCAGACGTGAAAAATAGGCCTCCGCCTCACGTTTAACACCGTCTTGTTTAAGACTGGCATTCTCTTTTTCAAGAGCGGCTATCCGTGCATCTTTCGCCGCCATTTCCGCTACTGTCGTTTCGTTTTGCTCACCCATATTCTCCTCCTGAGATTGTGTTGTTTTTTCCGCCTCATTCGCGGAAAAGAGTTTTATTGTCCCTGCATCCATTTTCTGCGTGAATGTAGAGGTATGTGTTTCTTCATTTGCACATTCGGCAAAGCCGCCGAATGGAAGCGAAAAAAGTGTCGGTATCTTAGCGCCTGCAACTGCCGGTGTGTCTCGTCCTAAAAGCGCAATAGCTCTTAAATACGGCGGCTGACTTTTATCGATCATGTCGTTTTCGAAAACTTCTATCGACATATATTTAAGCTTTCCTTCCGCAACCTTCTTTATCACGTCAGCGGAAAAGGATGGAACATCGGCAAAAACCTTACCGCTTTTATCCATCCGGAGCGACTTTACCCAGCCATGTGCATCCTGATAGTCATCGTTGGTTCCAAATGAGCGATGCCCAATAACAACCGGTGCTTCGTAAAATTTTTCAGGGTTGTATGCGCCAACCATTTTTTCAACCCGCTCTTTCGGCCAATCCCCTTGCGGATATTTACCCGCCTTAAAAATCATCAATTCCGCCATCTTTAGTTCCTTTATAATTACCATTCAAAAGCGTTCAAAAACCGTTCAAATTCAATCAAAAGAGAAAGAACGGCACATTATCTAAACTGCCTATAAACGCCGCTGTTTTAGGCATATTCGGGTTATGCCTCATACACAATCCGGAACGGTTTTACATTGCTAAAATCAACCCGCTTTAAACGCCGATTAAAACCGTTACCGTCCTTAAAGCGTCCGGGCCACGGATCATTAAAAATGATTTCATCCCGCTCATCATCGTAGGCAACGGCTGCAATGTAATGTCCCGGCTTTTTTAAGCACAGCTGTACCGCTTTTCCTGCACTCAGCTCCGCCGCAACTTTGTCAAAATCCGCTTTCCATTCAAAGCGTGCTTTTACGCCGAATACGCTCTGCACTGCTACCGGATAAAATTGCGGTACCTCATTGCCGTGCCACACATCAGGAGGCGTTTCAGGGCGTACCTTTTGCAAGGCAGGGTAGTTGCGTGGATCATTGAAAAAGTCCATCAAAACCTCTTCGCTTTGCGGTTTATAGCCTCCCGGCGTTTTCACCTCTACATCAAAGCCCATCGCCGCTATGCACGTAACCGCCGCCGACGGCCCGCATGAAACAAGCCATACACCATCCGAACGCTTACGCAATATTTCTTCTGTTGGGTTATTCGTCTGCACAAAATAGCACTCTCTCGCATTCCAGAACTTCACGCCTTTAATCATTACGAACCTCTTTATGCGATTATTTTACGCTTTACCGGCGCGACAATTCAAAGAAACTATTTGAAAAAATTAGTCTTTTATATGGTTGACTTTTTAAGCAAGGTGCAGTAAGGTATAGATTAAGGTAACGGTTGAGGAGCATATTGAGAGGGGCATCGCGCTTTTTTAAGCAGGGAGATCCAGCGGACGCAAATTCCGCCCGGCCGTTACCAAATTTTTTTATATCTTGTATCTTTGTAATTGTAATGTAAATATCCGGTCGTTTTTATCTGCAGCGCAAATTCTTTACTGAACTGCTTTAATACCGTTTTCAGTATTTTTCCATCTTGCATATTCTTCACAAAATGAAACTCCCGTCCATCCTTTTTGTAATCAGGCTCCATGTTTTCATAAATTGAATCAGGATAACTCAAACTGTCATATAATGCTTCAAAAAGCGTTTCAGGTATCCGCTGCTTTGCATTTTTGTCTCCTATGCCATGACACAACGCTTTATCGCTCGTCATAATTTTACAATCCGTTACGCCTGTTTCCTGCATCACCTCAAAACGTTCCGCGTCAAGATTGCCCACCTGATAGAGAATATTTTGCGGCGCATAATCTTTTCTATTTATTCGTTTTGCAAGTATATTAAATTCACCTTTCGTAAGCCGCGTATTATCCATCGATTGGCGGTAAGCATCCGTGATATGAGAAAGGATGCTTTTTCCATCTTCCCCTTTTATTTTTGCAAGGTTTTTATAGGTACTGAAATTCGGCGCTAAGGTTTCCCGCGCAGGATTATATTTCCATGTAGGATCGAATGTATTCCAATCGACACCGGCTATATCGGGAGGGTTTCCGGAATCATCTGAATGCTCAACACTCATGCCGGCCTTTTCCGCTTCATGCTCACTCATTGTCGTTACATAGCACCGGCAGCCCCAGCCGTTCGGCGGGTTATAGGTATTCCAAAACGCATCATCATAGCGGAAGGATTTACCATCAAGAGCGAGGTGTTCAGCCCGCGGATTAGTAACGGCTGGATCATGGCGATACACCCAAATAGGACGTAAATCGGCACCGATAAGCCGGTTGCGGTAATGCTCCGCTTCATACGCACAGCTCATATTCACATCGTAGATAAGACCGATACGCCAGTTAATATACCGCTTATCATCTTTTGTATGCCCATTTCCGCCGTACCAGCCTTTTGCAGTCATCATATCCAAAAGACCATCACGGAAGTCTTTAAAGGGAATACCGTCTTTTATCGCCTGATTGAGTAAGTCGTGAATGGTATCTAATACGGCCGCTTCGTTTGAGTGAGCAACGGTAAAGGCATGAGCATGTTCTCCCCATTTAAGCTCATCCCATTTATCAGTTGGTACATTGATTTTCTTTTCAAGAAACTGATGCGCAATTTCAGGATAGGGAATGGTATCACTCATTTCTTTTTTCTCCCTGCAACACCGATAGCGGCAAACCGTATATTGTCGATATACGAGGCAAAATCATCCAGTGAACGGTTTTTATACGCAGCTAAAAGTGCCTTTGAAGCGTCTTGATAATCGTCTACCATACCGAGTGCATTCACATAGCTTTCAATACTTTTGTCGATTGTATCTTGTCCTTTTTCCTGCATCGCTTTATTAAATGAATCCATGAGCTGCCGGTCTTTTAATTGCTGCTTTGTTTGTTTATCTGCAAAAAAAGAAGCGGCTTTTTGAAAGAGTGTTTTTTCTGTGTGTATTCCGCATCCGCATAGGCAGCTTGCTTGACTGTTTGTAGAAAAAGAACCTTGCTCTTTTTGACTACCTTGTTCGTCTTCATGCGCTATCTCAAAATCTTCTTGCGGAATATCGTACTCACGTTCGATATATGCTTTTTTAGGACGCCAGCCGAGGGCATATAACTTTGCGTCCCGCTCTGCGCGCTCTTGCTGTAAATCCTCGTCCTTGACAAATTCAAACACGGGAGGCAGTACATCTGTGCCGTAGTTGTAATACGTCCAGACTGCTGCAAGCCGGTTAAAGCAGGCGGATATTCTCCTCCGGTCGGCAGCTGCTAAATCCTGCCTTACAAGATTATGCGCCTGCGCTGCAGCATAGCTTCCTTTACTGCCGATGTCAGTCGTGAGCGTTTGTCCTAAAACCGCCTTTGAAATCTCTTTGTTTGCCGCTTCAATGTACTCTGCATGGACGTTTGAAACACTGCCTTTATTGGCAAGACTTTCAATCGTGATTTCCGCTCCTTCAGGTGCAATCGCAACGGCATCAGATGCCATCCGCTCAAGCGAAGTCAAGAGTTCATTTTTATAAATGTCACTGGCATTATTCGGATACTTTCCATACAAAAAAGCGCCGCCGTATTTTTCGACAAATACCGTCCACCAACGGAACCCATTCTTTTTAAAGGTTACCGGCCAATAGCATTTTGAAAATACTTTGACTCCGTACGGGTTCGCATAACTCGGCCGGTGGCGGGCAATCAGAAACCGATTCTTCGGCAGCGGTTCCGTTCCGATAACGCCGGTACGAAACACCAGATTATTTTCTTGGTCAAACTCAAACCATTGCGGAGGCTTACCAACGATGTCGCCGATTACCCACCGTCCACCTTGAGCGCGCCAGATAACCTCAAGCGGTGCATAGCCGAACGCAATAGCATCCATCATTTCTTCGATAACACGCGGAATATCGAGCTGCCTCAATTCTTCTGCAAACAAGTCAGCTGCTTCTTGCTCTTTTTTGCCGTTACCATCTCCGCCTGCAGCACAAAACCATTCCGCGCCGCTTGCTGCAGAACAGCGAATACTCCACACACTTTCTAAATGGGAGTCTGTTAAAAGTTCTTGCAAGGCGGTAATGCCGCGTCCCATTTTCCGCAAAATAGGGTCGGGATCAGGAAGAGAGCGCATGAGGCGGACAAAATCGTTCGCCCGCTCGCGGGTTGCAAAGTGATTGCCGCTCATCTTCTCAAGCGTTTCTTCAACGGTCTGTATACGCTTATCTGCCGTATCTTTCGTGTCCGGACTCCAGCGATCAAAGCGCTGTACGCCACCTGTCTGCTTTTTATACTTTCCCATCATTCATACCCCTGTAATACGGCGCTACTTTCCCGCGTGCTCCGTGAATACGGCATTCCTGCTCTTTTCTTTTTTGCCGCTTCAATGAGTTTTCTCACCACTCCTTCAAGCGCATCAGGGCCGTCTTTATATTCCCCATCGGGATATTGCAACAGCTCATCTATCAATTCTTTTTGATCTTTATCTTGTTTATCAAACCGGATGATACCGTTTTCTATGGGAGCTGAAAGCGTCGCTTCAATGCGGGTATCTTTATTGATTGTCGCCGTCTCAGGTCGGTACGGAATGTAATAGCCTTCCTGCTCCGCCTTCATATCAAGCACGGTTGCAAGCATCGCTTGCCCGCCGTTATCTTCAAAAAACATATACGACGGATTCCACGTTTGATAAATCATATACATGCCGTCTACCATCCGCTGAATACTTTCTTTGCGAATACGCGCTTTTAAAATATAGATGACCCCTTCATTCGTAATACCGGCACAAACAGTTGCTTTAAAACAGTGCTTTTCTTCCTGTTTAACGCTTGGGTCAGTCCACGAAAAAACGTAGGCAAAGCGCACCGCTGCGAGTTCTTCCGGTTGATAGCCGCGGATGTGCTCTTCCTTAAAAATGCGCTCATCAAGGGCAATCGGAATTAATAAAAACTCTTGCCCGTATGCAAGAGAGCCAATGGTGCGCTTGAGCCGCTTTAACCGGTCGAGAGGAAAGAAATCAGGCCATGCCGGTTTTCCTCTCACTTCGGCAGGGAATTTATACGTTTTGACCGCCTCTATTTCATCGCTGCCTTTCTCTAGCGTTGCCGCAACGCACTGCGTATTCAGAGGAGTCGCAACAATGATACATGAATAATTTGCAGCTAAGGCAGGGATTAAGTCCTGCATAATCCATTCAACGGATTCTTTTACAAACTTTCTTGATTTTGCACGCTTTCTGTTTTGAATATCATCGAGTCTGACATAATCGGGGCGGGCGGCTCCGTGTACGAACCCGCGCGGGTCTTGTCCGATTGAAACGGCAACCACGCCGATAGTACTCCCTTTTTTACCGGGGATATTGACCGAAAAGTCTCCCATTGCCGGGCGTTTTCCTTCCGGAATAAATTCGCCGAAATCATTTTTAAGCCGCTGATTGTACATCAATTCCAATAAGATGCGGCCGGTAAAGCGTTCTGACTTTTCTTCCGTATAGCTGGAAAAAAGCATAAACTTCCGTCTGCCGTAAGCGATTTCGTGTATCGGATCAAGCAGTGTAAAAAACGTAGACTTTCCACAGCCGCGGAATGCTTGCAGTAAAATTGGCTCTTTTTCGGTAAGCCGGATTTTTTCCCATTCTTTATGAAATTTTGCCCCTTCACTTGCAACGTATTCGGGGAAGTAGGTACGGGCAAATTCCCATACCGAATCAGCACACTTGCGTTTCCGCTCCTCTTTTGCTTTTTCACTATTATCAAGAAACAGCGGACGGGATAAGATTTCTTCTTTGAGCTTATTCCATTCTTTTTCAAGTTCCCGCGCTGTTCTAATTTCTTTCACGTTTGATAGTCCTTTTATAATAAGCCTTTTTTCGTGCTATACTCCGAAAGTGCTTGATAGATACTTTCCCAATGCGGCTCCATTTGTGTTTTTAAGGCAGGTTCATTTTCATAGAGCCACCGGTCGGCAATTTTAATCAGGTCAAGCGCGACACCCATATACTGGCTACGGTTATCGAGCTTTTGTAAAACGCTCACATGCTTCGCAATCGCATCGGCTATTTTTCCATCGGAAAGAAGATCGGGACTTTGTTTTATTTTTACTACCCACTGCTTTAAGGCTTCTGCATACATGGTGACTAATTCGCGCGGACTCATGTTATACACCCGCCGCGCCGTGTCCCAGTCGCTTGTCTCCCCTAATGCTGCAGCGTCTGCTTTCCAACGGTATATAGTGCCTTCACTTACTGCAAGTTCGGCGGCAATTTGAGCGCAGGATTTTCCTTCCTTTACATAAAGCCGCTCAGCCTCAGCGCGTCTTTCATCTTTTGCCATACCGCTTCTAGCCCTTTTTAATTTCCTTGCGCAATTCCCGAATGTCATCTTTCATATCTTTAAAGCCGTTGTTTATCGATGCGCTTAGATTATCCAGCAGCTTGAATATTTGCTCCTGCGACACTTCAAGTTTGCCGATACGTTCACTGTGTACATTCAGTAAGCCATACAATTCCGTGTACCTTCTCTCACCTGATAAACGGTCTTCATCAACCCGCTTTTGCATCAGCACCAGTAATTCATCAGAACGTTTTATTGCTTTTGCTAACTCATCCTTTGAAGAAAGGGTTTTAATATGTTCCTCTTGCGCTTTGTTTGTTTCGACACTGTCGTTTATTTTCTGTTTCAACCCGCCAACGGCGATAAATACGCCGCCGACGGTTATCAGCATTCCAACGAGTGTACCAATAAGAGATATAATAACCGTCCCGCTCATTTCTCTTTTTTCTCCCAAAATGCAATAATGACCTCAAGCCGTGCGGCATATTCTCTCATTGCGATAATATTGCGCTCAAGAGCACGGTATGCCTCATACGAAAGCCAGAGGCCACCGTCTTTCTCCTCAAACGTGACCGGCTCCATTTGTGGAGCAGGCGGTTTTATAGGCGCAATGTTTTGTAATACCGCATCAATGTCCGCATTAGTCGGCGCTTTTGTTGTCGTGCATCCGGTCTGAAAAAAGACTATTTGCACGAGTAACAAGAGAAGCGTCAGCAGTAGCGGAAAGCGCCTGCCTTTTTTCATCCGATTCCTCCGTAATTTTTTTATTCTTGCTTTGTGCTTCTTGTAAGCGTTCCGCTCTGTTGCGTACCGCTTCAAAAGCGCCGCTTAATCGCTGTACTTCCGTTTTTGCTCTTTTTAATTTTTTCACTATGATAGTAAGCAAAAGTGAAAGCACCGCGATAACGCCCAACAACGCTAATATGATATAAAGAGGTATCATGACTCGTCTCCGGATAGTTCACCCGTTTCATTGAGCTCAGGCGGCTGTTCGCCGGTTACGATTTTATTTGCTTCAACGCCCGAGACAAGCCCGCCGATAACGATGATAAAACCGACGCCAAAGGATAAATAAAGCGAGTTCATATCCCGTTCAAAGATGCTTGAAATGATAAACGCTTCGATAAGCAGCAAAGCAAAAATAATAAGGGCAATAATGTAACGGTGCCGGTTCATATTTTTATACCGTCCTGCCGGAAGCTCTTTTGTTTTATGCAGCATCGTAAGAATATCGATGCCGAGAAATGTCCCCAGCACTCCGGTAAATGTTCCGGCGATTGCAGTAACCGTCAGAGAATCCGTTACGAAAAATACCATCGCTGCAACAAACAGCGCTGCGAATAAAAGCCATGCAATTTGTGATTTTTTTGTCGTCATAGTAATACCTCCAGATAAGCGCCATCAGGATACACCTTTTCAGGTAAAGGGAAGGGAAATCCGTACAAGGCGTATCCTCAATGTACGCTTACGGTATACTGTAACCGGTTTTATTATGACTAATCAAAGAAACTATTTGAAAAAAATAGGCTCGGTATACATGATGTGAAAAACGTATTTTGAAATATCTAATCCATTAACTTTTGAATATCTTCCGGTTTTGCTCTTTCATTCTTCAATTCCTTCAATCAGTTTGGAAAGTTCGGCAACAGCTGCGGCAATATTTGCGCTTTTCTCTTGAATAGTTTGCATCAGTTCGGCAAGTGAACAGTCTACTGTATCGGAACCGTCTTTTATCCAGGAAATATCCAGACTGGTTTTATCCCGTGCAAGCAATTCATCGACGTGATATTTACGCCATCTTCCCGTCGGATTTTTTTCGCTCCATGTTTCTTTTCTGTCTTCAAGACTCCCCGCGCAGTAGCACTTTACAAAGTCTTCAAGGTCGGAACGTTTAAGCGGTTTCGTTGTAAGTGTGTGTTTAATTCCTGTCCGGTAATCGTAATACCATGTCTCTTTTGTCGGACTTCCTTTTTCAAAGAACAGTACATTTGCTTTTACGCCGTTTGCGTAAAAAATACCGGTCGGTAAACGAAGAATCGTATGAAGATTAAAATCTTTTAAAAGTTTTTTGCGAAGAATTTCTCCGGCACCGTCTGCAAAAAGCACATTATCGGGAAGAACGATTCCGGCTCTTCCGCCGTCTTTTAACATGACCATTATATGCTGCAAAAAATTTAACTGGTTGTTGCTTGTCGTTACAATCAAATCGGAACGCATGGTCGAAATATCCACACTTCCTGCAGGGCGAGCCCCAAACGGCGGGTTGGCAAGAATCACATTTACAAGATGTTCGGGTTCGTGTTCCAAACTATCTTCACATTTAATCGGTGTGGTGTTCACTCCAATGTCGTGAAGATAAAGATTCATAGAAGCCAATGTTACGACAAGAGGCGTAATGTCATTTCCGCTAAGTGCCTGCGTTTGTAAGAAATCCACTTTACTTGGCTCGTCGCTTTGTTTGCGCATATAGTCATAGGCGGCAAGCAAGAAGCCGCCGGTTCCGCACGCCGGGTCGGCAACGGTCTCTGTAATCTTCGGCTGAATCACATCGACCATCGCATTAATCAAAGGACGCGGCGTAAAGTATTGCCCTGCTCCAGATTTTTTATCCTGTCCGTTTTTTTGAAGAATACTTTCATAAATTGCGCCTTTTAGATCTCCGTCCATACTGAACCAGTTTTCTTCATCAATCATTCCGATCAGTTTTTTAAGAAGAGCCGGTGTTTTAATCTTATTTTGCGCTTCCGTAAAAATTGCGCCGACCAGTCCATCAGATGCCTGTAAGATTTCAAGAATCTTTTCATATTTTTCAAGTTGATCGCGTCCGTCCAGTTCAACAAGGTCTCTCCATTTGCTTCCGTCAGGAAGTGCGCTGCCTAAACTGTAAGCTTCTTTCTCAAAATCCATTTTTAGAAATAAGAGATATGTCAGCTGAATAATATAATCCGTAAATCCGACGCCGGCCGCTGCAAGAACGCCTGTCATGTTCCAAACTTTTTTCGTAAGCGTCTGTTCCGGTTTTGCTATACTCATTTTTTCACCAACTCATTTGTGCATTTAAAAGATTTACCTGCTCATCTTTTGTCCGCATGGTATAAATCGCTGTGGTTGCAATATTCGAATGACCTAAATAAGAGCTGACAAGGGAAATATCATTGCCCGTTGCTTTCAGCATTTTTATAGCAAAATAATGACGAAATGCATGAGGATGCATGACTTCTTTTCTTACTCCGGCTTTGCAGCCAATAGACTTCAGCTGCATAGCAGCCGCTCTTGTTGTCAACGGTTTTCCATTTCGAGAGAGAAACAAAGGATCGTCTGCTGCTTTCCCGCGGAAAAACTCTTTTGAATCTTCTATCAGGTTTTTAGGAATTAATATTAAGCGTTGTTTTCCTTTAGAGTGCATCCGTGCACAACCTTCAATCAGACAAATTCCTTTTAATTTTGTTAATTCCGATATGCGCATTCCCGTACCGGCAAGAAACCGAACAAGCCAATAAGCCTTCTGATTATGTTGTCGTGCATATTCACATACTCGTCCGTATTCTTCATCATTGGGAACATTCTCAACGTACAATTGTTTTTGTATCTTTATTCTTTTTATTTTTTCTTGCGGCCGTCCTATAAAATCCGCATATTTATTTAAGGCAGTAATTCGTAATGCGATTGTTTTTGATTTTCTACATCCTATAAGCCATTTTTTATATTGAATAGCATTTGTTTTATTGAATTCACTAAATTTTGAAAAAAACTCTTTCAGTGAATACCGATACGAGCTAATCGTATTTTCAGATAGTTCGCATTCATACAGGTAATCTAAAAAATCATCATAAGGTGTCATTCCGTCCTCCCTTTTGGTTGCCGCTGTTTACGTTTATATTCACGTGCCAGTGCATTCAACCGATCGCGGTTCTTTGCCCGGTATTCCCGCTGCTTACAAAGATACGCTTCGTGCTTTACCGGATCAGCCATAATGTTTGTAAGCCGTTGTTTTGCATACGCGGCTCTTTTTTCCTTTTCTGCAGGATCGTTTTTTTTCCGTTCGTAGTTTGCTTTATTATGGAGTGCGTAGGCTTTCTCACGTCCTATAAGTTTTCCTTTCGCGAGGGCAACTCGTGCACGAAGTAAGCATATTTCCCGCTCTTCGCGCGACATTGCTGCTGTATGTCCTAGACTAGCCATAACAGTTAATTCTCCTCGTGAAACGCGTTCAAGATTTGAGGGCTCAAAGTTACGACTATTGCCGTCCATGAAAAGAACGACCATTCCCTTTGCACTCTCACCCGGATGGTTCTGCTCCCACACATACCGCTGATACTGCATCCATTGATTCGGTTCTGCTATCTTTATCTGCACATAGCCTTTTTTTACTTGCAAGCTGCCGATCGGTTTGTGTCGATGATGTTTTTCACCGCGACGATGGTTTGCGTTTTTTATTACCCCAAGGTTAAATCCTTTGCTGTAACAGTTTGCCTTGAATGCATTTATGCCAAAGTCCGTGTGAAACATTTTGTTAAGCTCATCGACCATGTGCTGAATCTGAGTGTATCCATGTTCACGGATGGGGCAGCGCTCTTTAATCCATTGATCTATTTCTTTCGTCCACTTAACCGTACCCATACCACACCGTTGCCTATTTTTTTCCCCAGTCGATTTCTTTTACCCCAAGAGTCTCCGGCAACTGTATCGACATCCCCATATTGTCAGCAACGCGAACCGCATCAAGTTGAAGCCGTGTTAATTCCGTAATTCTCCCGGCAATGCTGTTTACTGCATCAGCGCGTTTAATAGCAATCTCAACTTTCGCATTGTCGATATTCCCGTTTTCATCTTTGAAGCTATCCTCATCTTGTAACGCTTCAAGTTCTGCAAATAATGCATTGTGTAGGTCAATTATTTTATTTCTCATTAGGTTCTTTTCTCCTTAGAATTTTAATTATTATGTGCTCTGTTGGACAAAAATTCTTTCAAGTTCTGGAATAAAAAAATCATCACAGCTCTTTTTTGCTTGCTCGCACTTTTCTTTCCATCCTAACGATTTACATAAAAAGCAGTCATGCGTATCGATAATGTGTTTCAACAGCATCGCTCGCTTATCGGCTGTCGTATTTTCTTTTTCCAAATTTCCGCTAAACCACTGCATAACTAATGCTTTTTCATATTCTGCCAGTTTTGGACTAGCCCATGAATTAAGTTCCTTTTTACAAGAAGGACATAAGAGTATTTTGGTATACCGATGCACATCGTATTCGGTAGTATATACGTCGCGTCCCATTCGCCCTTTAACTTTTTCGCCGCATTTTTGGCAGCGAATTTCGTCTACTTTATTAAGGTCTATCTCCCGTATCCGGTCGTTTTCAAGACAAACTTCAAGCATTTATTCAAATCTCCTTGCATACACAGTTTTGATCTTGTTCTGTAGCCGCTTTAACAGTTGACTAATGCGGCTTTCTCGCGGAAAAACTCTTTTGAATCAGACAAATTCCTTTTAATTTTGTTAATTATTTTATTTCTCATACGGCTCTTTTCTCCTCCAGTATTTCAAACGCTCGTAAAAATTGACGATTGCAACTAATACAATCACCTTTGTGCCAATCATACCCGTGTCCATACAGGACATCATCTTCGAGGATGAGTGGAAAGAATACTTCCCGTTCAGTGTTAAAGGTTTCGGACACACGGGCGGTAAATGCTCCGCGTTGGCTATGTGCAACTTTTACAAGGGTGTCTTTCAGAACAATCATCTTTTATTTCTCCTCTTTGTAGGTTCATACAGCTCTCTAATGTAACGCCATATATGTTCCGGAATTGGCATTCCCTTGTTTTCAAGTTCAAAAGCCTTTAAAATAATGTCAAGCTCTGTATTCAATCTCTTTAATTTCCGATACCGCCTTTTTTCAACCAAATGTAAATTCAGTAAAAATGCTACCAAACAAGCCACTACTATATTTAGGATACAAGATACAACCTCTTTCATTTTATTCCTCCCTATTCGGTTGCAAGCAGTGCGGTAATTTGCGCAGGGGTAAGTCCCAGCGCGTTAAGCGTCATAATGGCAACGACCGCAGCGGCTTCCTTTCCGGCATAATTAAGACTGTTCACCGCATGTGATATTTGCCCAGCACTTAATTTTATGTATTCGGTTTCTTCCATGTACGGCGGCTTTTTTTCGTTTAGAAAAATTGTTTTCATGCGTTATTCATCCCTCCAAATATCCATTGCGGGCGGTTGCCTGCCGGTGCAGCGACACAGCGCCGCCGTCAGCTACGCCGCGATTAAAGGCTTTACCACTATGGGTTGTCTTCAGTTCACGCCTCTTTATAATGCCGAATTTGTTTTCCGCGGCCTTTTTCACCGCAAGCAATTTATGTTCACGCTCAGGCGCCCATGATACTTTCTGTCCCAATTCATATATCCGAATTGCTAACCGACAGACGATCCCGAAGCGGTATTGATTTTTGTATTTCAGTGTATTGCGCTTACGCACGTTCTGCTTAACCATCCGGTCTATCGTTTTACTTAAATAGCTGTACATCTCTTTTGCCATAAATGCGTCGAATGATTCTCCGTAAAAAATCATTTCACCGCTTGAGGCGTCATGTAATGCCTCACAGGCATACAGCGATGCAACGGTGTTCGCAAGCGTTGACCGCCATGCCGATTCCCGCTTTGTTGCTTTGACCGTCTGCGACGCATACACGCATTCGGCTTCCGTTACGTGGTATGCTTCCATCAGCGCTTGCGCTTTTTGTAATGCTGCCATTGCCTCGTTTTCATTCGGGCTTTTTGACAGCGCCAAAAGCTTTTTAATCCGCTTTTTAATGGTTTCTGCATCAGTTTTCATAAAATAATTCTCCCGGTTCAAATGGTCTTGAGTGCGGCACGTCCAGTTTGACAGGATCGGTGCTTGCACCGGCGGTTTCATCAGGCGGGGTGATGCCTGCTTTCAAAAGGGCGCGGCGCTCGGCTGTGAGTTTGTGTTCTATCTTGCGGATGTAGGACTTGGTATAGCGGTATTTTTCCGCAAGGTCGGCGTAGGTGGCTCCGGCGCGAAGCTCTGCAAAGATTTGACGGTGCTGCTCGGCAAGTCCGATTCTTTTGGGGAAATAGAAGCTACTGCCTTCAAAAAATTCAAAGACTTTCCGGGCATTGTCCTTACCGATGAGTAATTCCAGCTGTTCAAGCGTTTCGTTCGCTTCGTAGATACTGTCGGTCACTGCGTTGCACCTTCACTTTGAGGATGAGGCGGACGGTCTGGATTGAACCCCGCTTTTTTTGCAATGTCCCGCAAAGCAAGGATCACTTTGGTAGCCTTTTCCTTGCTGATCCATTCGATGTGCGTAACCCCTGCAATGCGCTGGAGCATCGCTTGTAAAGAAGATTCATCTTTTGCGCGGCTTGCCAAATCCCATAATCCCCGGATGTAATACTCTTGCCGTGCGCTGATCCAATCGCCATTACGGCCGTTTTGCGGTGCGGTCTTTTTTAAGCCGCTTTGTGCCGCTTTACCGGCGGTTACTTTGAACCCGATCTTTGCAAAGGCTTTGAGTACCGCGTTATACTGTTGCCACGTCTTAATATCACGAGCCGAGTCAACCCCCGCTGCACCAAAAAGGAGGGCGCGATAGGAAGCGTCATCAAGACCGCACTCACGTTTTGCTACGTGGAGTATCTGTATCCACTTGCGCCCAGCGACGCCTGCTTTTGGTGTGTTTGTTTTTGCTTCCATAACGCGATTCTCCTCCTCTTTTGATACAAAATCCGTGCCGTTTACCGGCTTTTACGATACCTGCTCTTTCAACAGCTCTTTGTTTACTTCTTCGCGGTTTGCTTGGCAGAAAAAGGCATCTTTGACCTTGCGCACTGCATCAACCTGTGCTAACGACTCATCACTCATCTCCGCCATCAAATCTTTATCAATTTCTTCTTTGACACGGATATACCGGTCAAGTTTGAGTTTTTTCAGAAGCTCAAGTGTTGTCTTTTTGACGCTGATTGCGGTAGACTTACGATAGCCAAATTCGCCGAAGGATAGTTTTTGGGATTTGCGGTCTTTAAACAGTTCCTCACGGTTGTATTCGGCAAATGCGCCAAGCAGGGCGGAAAGGTCGGTAATGCGTTTACGATAGACCTCCCCTTGCTTTGCGCAGTCTGCTTTAATTTCTGCAATTTTCTTGTTCGCTTCCCCGTCGATTGTCTCCAGTTCGTGCTCAAGAAGTCCGATTTCCTTGAGGGCTAAATTTGCATCCTCAAGCGTTTTGATTTTGCCAATATTCGGCTTGTACCTTGCCATAGATAACCTCCACTTATGGTCTTGCGTGTTTGTTCATCATGTGCGATAAAACCCAGTCTTTTATGCACAATCCAGCCAGTACTAACGTGCGGCACCGCACTTTTTCCCCTACATCTTTTAAGGCTAATGCTCTTCGATATAGCCACCCATACATACGCTTTGCACCTCCTCTTCTCCGATTAGTTTTTATTCCATCAGCATTTCGCCTGCTGCTTGAATAACATCCTCATCCGGCTCATCGAGCCGGTTAATTGCCATTGTCTGATGCACCCTGCCCATCAGTTTGGTGAGTGTCCTTACCGAACCCTTTGACGCTTTGACAAAAAGCTCAAGGGTTTCCTTTGAAAGACGGGGCCAGACTGCGCCGATAATCTTTGCAGCATCGGCTTTGCTCATCTTTTTGACTTCAAGAAACACCCCGACGCGGCTGGTAAGCTGGTGATGGTCGAGCCGCCGGTTTTCCAGCTTGTACCGTAAGTCAGGCAGCCCGCAAAGGACGACACCGGTTTGCGCTTTGTCGTTGATGACCCGCCGGATGAGCTCAAGGCAGCCGTCTGACAGGTACTCTGCCTCGTCAATCAGGATAACGGTGTCCCGTCCCTTTAAGGCATCTACGATGCGGGAGATAATGACACTCATTCCGCCTTTGGTATCGAGCCCCAGTGACTGGGCAATGGTTTTAACCAGTACGCTTTTGGTAAAACTTGAATCGACTTCAATTAACAGCGCGCTATGGCTTTCCGCGGCATAATTGCGCAGCGCTGTTGTCTTACCTGTTCCCGCATCTCCAACGATAACGGCAATATCAGCTTCATCTTGCGCAATGCTTAACGCTTTACGGATCGAATTGAGCACCGCAGTTTCCGAAATAGGGATGTGCAGCCGTTCAATCCGGCGTTCTTCCCGCTTTAACCACGCCTGCACCGCCTCTTCAAACGCCTTTACATTGCCGTTATACGTGCGGTTTTTGTATGCCGACACAACGGCAGAAGAATAGCCTAAGGCTTGCGCTGCTTTTGCTTGGCTAATTCGCTTCCCCTCATCGGGGTTTCCGACAAGCGCGAAAAACTTTTGATACAGTTCTTCGTTTATTCCGTCTTGTTTTTCCATATTCTTTCTCCTTCCCGTTTGAATATCGTTTGTTCTACTGTAAGCGCCATTTTTACGGCGCTGATTGTGCTGCTTTAATCAGGATCAATCGGAAGCCGCAAGGTGCGCTTGCGCC